AAAAGGGCGTTACCGCTGACAATCAAATGCTTGATTGCTTCGTGGATAGTAACACGATCATTAGATGCATTGATAACATCCATGATCATGCGTTCAATTTTACCGAAGCTTTCTTCGAGTTCAGTTTTAATCTCAGGAGGAAGTTCCTCGCCAAGTTTTTCATCCCGAACTTGTAGTTTAAAGAACGGGGTCATCGGAGGTAGCAGTGCAAGCATAAGTTTACTTGCCAAGGTAACTACCGACTTGGCTCCAACTGATTGCCATGGAGTTACAAGAGTTTTATGGTTTTCTTTGTAACCCTCATCACGACGAATCAAATAAGGAAGAGTAAGACGTGAACACTCGTAAGCTACGTCGAGAAAATTGTTTCTTACAGAGGTAAGTTTCTCATACCGAGCACGGGCGTTCTTCACAGGTTAATGCCTCCACTCGGGTAATTACCGCCAGGGGCACCCATACTAACACCAGTAGACAAAGCTCTACGAAAAGGTGTGCCGGCAAGTTTACGTTTCCGTGAAGCACCTGCAGAACGTACAGCAGCAGAAGCACCCTCTTCAACCAAAGGTTTAAAGGTGCGAACTACAGGTTCAGGAGGTGCGATCTGTTTTGAAATAGGTTGTGAAAAATTAATAGTGGGAGCAGCTGATCCGCCGCCTCCACCGCCACCAAAACACATTAGCTTTCATCCATTTTATTTTGAATCCACTCGACAATGGAACGTTGACCTGCTTGATACATGATCTGCTCCATAGTCATAGCGGGAGTTGGGTTGATAGGTGGAAAAGTGTCAAACAATTCTTGAAGTAGGGACGAGGTTGTCATCCCCTTAACTTCAAGCATACTGAGGGAGGTTGGGGTTTGCATGTTCAAAGAAGGCAGGCATCCTGGCTCGCTTGGTGTCAGAAAGCTCTGGGGCTTTACCTTGATACATCAAGTTGTCGCTGGAATCCAGCCAAAATTTTTTGTCCAAATATTTATTGGTAGTATTTCTACCTAGTGGCTCCATAACCCAGTTGATGGTAGCCTTACGCAGTTTGTCAAGAGAAGGGCTGTAATTCAGACCCATCTCAGTGCAGACAAGAGTGTTGGTAGAAACATGGACCTGTTCATCACGGCTGATGTCAGCACTCACTGTTCGGAGTCCAGCGTCACCGTTGAAACGGAAAAAGGGGAGGAGCACAAAGAAAATCGCACGTTCGGCAACCAACGCTTTGAGGAGCGTGTGATCTGGATGCGTAACCCAAGCTTCTCGTAGCCTTTGGGCTTCCGTCTCAGCTTTCGGATCAGTGCCGATAGCGTTGGCGATGTAACCCAGCGCGAGGTCGTGATTCTCCTCGTCCTTGATATTGGATCGAAGGAGGTCCACACTTGCTTTCGGAACTTCATTTTTGAGGGCGTCATTAATAAAATCTCCTACAGGCAGTTCCATATGGCGGAGCGCAAGGGCGCGATAAATAGTTTCTTCAGCGCCCTCCACAAGTTTACCTGCAGTGGTTTGTACGGGGGTCCAGGTTCGTTTCCTGGCAAGTAGTTTATCGTAAGGTGTCATTCAGCGCAATCGCAAGTTGGTTCTAAATCGTTGATAATAGAGTCCAAGTATGCGGTAACATCATCTTCTTTTAGAGCAGCATATGCATCTGTCTTATCTTGAGTGTCACCCATAACCTGAAGCGAATAATAAAGGGAGGTTTGAGGTGAAGCTAACCACTCTTCAATAAAGGCTTCATCGTAAGTGATCACGTCACTCCACGAGTTGAAACTATAGCCATGAAGAAGTCCCGTGCGGTCCAGCATCTTCATGATACCATCCGCAACTGATTTGTAAGCATCCCAGCCAACTTCCGATGCGATCTCAACGGGACCGTAATCGTAGCTCTGGACGCCAAAGGTGCCGCTATCACGATCAACTTGACGGGCAATGGGAGGTGCTATTTCTGGAGTAGCAGTGAAGCCGTCCAGATCATTGTGGCGGTAACTACAAGAAGCAGTGGGAGCAATAGCAAAAGCCCGATCCATACGGTAGTTACGAGCAACTCTTGCTGCATTTTCAATACCAAAGTAAAGGGCACGGGCAAGGCGTACTGCATCGGTGTCATCACAAATAACACCACCGCTAACCAAAGCTAGAGCTTCGCCGAAATCTTGATAAGATACGTCATAGCGGCGCAGAAGGTTAGCCAAGCCAAGCATTCCAAGCCCCACTTGGCGATCTGTTTGCGAGGGGAGGTACTCACCGGATTCATCCACACCAGTTTTACTGTGCAGCTCACACAGCTGCGTCATGCCTTCAATGAAAGCACCTTCAATGTCTTCAATTTTACATGCTGCCAAATTAATATGCTGTAGCAGACAAGTGCCACGGCTTTTGAGAAACACCTCAAGGCATACATTACCGTAAATACGTTCACCATCACGGTCTACCTTAGTTTTGACCAACCAGATGTCACCGTTACGAATACCTTGTAGCAGAATGCTACGCTTCTCGTCAGGCATTTCTGCCCACCAGTCATCGTTGATGTTGACACAACGCTTGACCCAAGGAAGCTCAGAACGGGGAGTCTGAATAAATTCTACCAGATCAGGGTGCGTCGCGTCCATATGCAGAACAATTGCTCCGTTCTTGTAGACACCACCGCGACGAAGGATTTCATTCAGGGTCGAGTAGATCTTCCCAAAAGATACGGGACCTGAGCTGACCAAGCCCTTACCATTCTCCGCTCCTCGGGGCCGCAGTTTTGATAGATGGATAGCACAGCCCGCTCCAAATCTAAGAGCGTTAGATGCAAATTTCCATGATGCTTCGATTCCATTTGCTCCAGTCATCGAGTCTTCGACGACAAATACAGTACAAGAGACGGGCAGACGGGAGGTGGGATCGTCAATCCAAGATTGGACACGACCAGTGCGGGCAATGAGCGAGGTGGACATTTCTTTAAACGAGATCAGTAAGAGTAGGAGGTTGGTAGTTGGGACCTTTGAGTACTTTACCATCCTCTCGGCGGATGGGTTTACCGTCTTCACCAAGCTTACTCATGTTGCTCTGGTGTACACGATCCATTGCTTCATCCAGGTCCCAATCCAGATTAGCAGCGTATTGATAGCAGACGTAAACGAGGTCTGCCAGCTCTTTCAAACAGTCTTCAGCGTTACGTGTGTAGCCGTACAACAGCTGTTGTTCAGCTTCTAGGAACTCTTTGAACTCCTCAACGATCAAACGCTTCTGCATCGCCCGTGAAGCTGGCCCAGTATCGTTCGTCACTTGATAGCCAAGGCGAAACTCCTTTGCTTGGCTCATCAATGATTTGGTTTTCGAGTTCATTCTGAAGGTAGTGGATGGCTTTGGTAAGGTCTTTAATGTAGGCATCTTGCAGGCTACGCCCATCGATACCTTTGTAACCTGCTCGACAAATGTACTTAATAGCATTGCCGAGGTGAAAGTTCAATCCTTGGTCTCGGATAAATTCCCAAACTGGGATAGAACCTCGTTGATAATAGTCGGGTCCGTAATCGTTGGTGCGGGCCATAGTTTGACGAGCTGTGAAACGTTGTTGCCAAGCACGAAGCACTGGCGTTGAAGGGCAAGGAACACAGTAATGATATCATCCTTGTGTGCGTCCTTGAGAGCAAGCTCAATCTGTTTCAGTTTGAATTCCTGCTCCATCGTCAGATCAACCACTGGCGGCGGGGGGAAGCCATGGTTTGACGGTCTTGGTGTCGAAGTCATAGTTCTCGAAATGTAGAATTTTAGCAAGCCTAGCATTTCGTAGTGCCACGTCCTCGTCCAGGTCCTTAGCAGCGAATGCATTGACTACAGTCTCCCAAGTGTATCCTTCTTTCTCGAAGAGAGCGACTGCACGTTTGATACCGATACCTGGAACCCCTGCATAGCCGTCCGTCTGGTCGCCTGCAAGTGTTTGGATTAGGTGCCAACGTCGTGCCTCCTCTTCATCAATTGTTTCAACTGGATCCTTTAAGTTGTACAAGTCTCCAGGAATCTGTCGCATGTCTTTGTCAGGAGAGACAATTACATGTTGTCCAGGTTCTCTGGTGGCATAGATTCCCATTGCGTCGTCCGCCTCAAGTTGCGGTAAGACGACAACCGGGAACGTCTCCTTGAGCGCGTTGATAACCCTCTTATAACCGCAAGGCTTTTTTCTATTTCTGTGTCCCTTGTAGTCAGGATCAACAGTCTTGCGAAAGTTAACGGAATCGCTAAAGAAAAGAATAGAGTCATCAAAGCATCCAAGGTCTTGCGCAATCTTGTAAAGGTCTTCCTCAACAAGGCGTAGAGCATCCGAGAAACGAGAAGCAACGAGAATGATATCATCCC